CATCAGATATTAAAAATTATAAATTTTAAATCTAATAAAAATACAACTCTTAAAAACGAAGAAATAAAAACGAAGAAAATAAATTATAAGAGTAATTAAAAATAATAAATTAATTAAAAAAAGAAAAAGAAGTTGTTTTTTAATTAAACTGAAAACGAAGTTTTCAATGTTTGATAAAGAAAACGTTGCTAGAATTGTGTCTAGTTTACGGTTACAATCGGTGGACTTGTAGAATTCACAGATTGATTAACTATATAAACTTTTGTGTTTTTTGAAGCTAGTTTTCCTTTCCCTTTACCATCATTTTTTATTTGTTGTGTTACTTTCCCTGTATCTATTTTTTTCTTTCCATTAACTTCGTTTCTTCTACATGTTATTTCACAAAAATATCCATCAGAACTTATTTCATGTTTGACTTTGAAAGCGTAATACGTCCCATTATATATTTTATCCAATCCTTGAAATTCTAAATTTTGTTTTGCTTTTAAATCGGGTTTACCTAATATTTTAGCCTCTGCCTCTATACCTTTAAATTCATCTTTTGAATGTTTACTTTTAGATTTGTTGGCTATTTCACTTAAATCTAAATTAGCTGAACTAGCTAAATTTCCAACATCCAAACCTTTATTTTTAGTATTTAGTATTTTACTAGCAGCATTTGTAGTAGCATTTATTATTTTAGTAGCATTTGTTGTACTTTTGCTGGATATGTTTACTTGTACATTACCTAAACTATCTCTTTTTTCATTTGTTTTGGGGTTACTTATAGAATTAAGAATTTTTTTAGCATCTACATTTAACGAACTTAATTTTGTACCTTTTCCACCTTTTTTGGAATTTTCCGAATTATCACGAGGTGTAAAACTTATTAATGTTCCACATTCATCTGAAAAGTATCTAAACACATTATCATTTGTTGGCTGAATATGTATTTTATCGGTTTTAAAATGCAATTCATTATCTTCTACATAAAAATTGAATAAATTTCTTCCACTTTTTGTTTTTGAATTAGAAGCTATATTTTTCAAAAATGTAAAATCATCAGTTGTTTGATTGATATTGTTGTAAAATCCATCTGTTCCTTCAATAACTGGTTTTAAACCATGTTCATTAGCTATTGTTCTTGCTATATCACTATATCTATAACCTCTTGGAAATTTTTTCCAAATACGGTTTTTGTCATAAATCATGTCCATACTTTTATCTAAACACTTTATCGTACAGCTAACACCTTGTTCAAAAGATGGGGTTATACTTCTTACAACAATTATTCTTTTTTGTGAGGATAAACCGTTTACATATCCCCATTTTATTTTTAATTCAGTTCCTTTACTTACGTTTAGATTTTTAAGATCTTCAACGTTTAAACCACCTAATTGTATTTCACATTCATCAGCTTCATCTAAACAGTCTTCAAAACTAAAACTTGTTATCGATTGCATAATATTTTTATGCAATAAACCTTTTTTAGTTTCAATTAATAAATAAAAACTTCTAACAGTTTCATTAGATAAATAAAACATTAAATTTCTTCCAAAATATTCATTTGTAGTGTTTCGTAAGAAGGGAATCTTATTTCTTTACCGATCATTTTTTCAAGATCAAAAAAGAAACTTATGTTATTGTAATCTGCTATCACCCACCAGAATTTTTCATCACCGTAATACTCGAAAGATAATTTATCTAAAGTATCATTTGGTTCGATAATATAAACAATGTCATCAGATCTTAATGTTACTTTTTTCTTATAACGATTAGATGTATATTGCAAGTTACCTTCATCAATAACTCTTAATATATAACATTGCTAATATCTACTATCTTTATAAATCGTCATGGGGTATTCACCTTCACGTTATATTGAGTTTGGCTTTGTTTTACAACATTGGGTAAGGATCTGTTTTTAGCGGTTCTCATTTTGATGTCCATATCCTCTATGTGAGTTTTCATATTATCCAACAAACTGCTAGAAGATTGTACGGTCGATTTAATATCTTCTATAGCATTTCTTGTGCTTCCAGATAATGTATTTTGTAATATTTGATCAATAAGATTATGGGAATCCGATATATTAGTTATTGCATCGTTTAAATTAGTTTTACCGATACTTATTTTCTCAAGTACATTTTGTCTAAACATTGGAGTTCTAGCTATTATAGCACCGATAACCCCTACACTTAATACACCACTATTTAATGATAAAACAGAGGCGATCATTTTGTTTTCAACATTTGCGATTAATCCACCAACTGTTTCGTTCACTGTACTTTTTAAGTTCGTTATTTTATCTTTTGTATTTTCAATGTGATTGATGGCATTTGTTGCATTAGCTGAAAATTTAGATGAGAAAGTTTTAACTTGAGCTTCTTTACTTTCTACTTGAGCAATTTTTTCTTCAACTTCTTTATTTAATGAATTATTTAATGGTATTTCTGTTTTAATTGAGGTAGGTAGAGAACTTGTAACTAAACTCCAATCAGCTTTAATAGCTTCCGTTTTTCTTATATCGTTATAGCTCATTGAAACAATATCGTAATTGCTTATTTTTTTTGGAATTTCATTTAATTCAATATCAAGTTTAGCTTTAAATGGTAATAAAGTGTAAGGATCAAATAATTCATCGTATACTATTTTACATTTTCTTACTTCACAAACTAACTCGTATGTTTTGCCGAATTTAAACAAACATAAATGAGGAGCTTTTTGTTGTATTTTTTTATTCTTATGATCAGGAAATTGCAAACTTCTTAACCAATCACATTTTTGCTTTACCGTTAATTTATCGGAAGATTTAAAACAAAATTCAAGTGAAAAAGATAATTTTCTTGCACCACCAGCTACATATTGAGATCTAGGATGAGAGAGTCCAGGGATTACACTATCTGAATAAATAGCTTCATAATCATCTTCAATAGGTGTAGGGTTAAATTGAAATTCTAATATCGTATCGGTTACAAGATCATGTAAAAAAGCTTTTATAGGTTTACCAACTATATCAAATATAGCATTATCATTGTTTTTAGGTTCATTCAATATTCCACCATTTAGCAATGTCATTTTATCACCTTATTTTAAAATATGTATGGTTAGTATTTTGATGGAGTGTTAACTTTGTTGTTTGTTAGTTCTACTGTCTTCATCAGCTTTTACTTTATCTAAAGCGGCTTGTGCTTTTCTAGGATCTAAACTAACTTCTATTTTTTGTTTACCTAAAAGCTCAAGTTTTTTATTCATTTTTTTAATTTCTTCTAACAATGCTTGTTCGTGTTTTTCTTTTGTTTTTCTATCCATGTCTTTTGTTAATATTTTTAAATCCACAACTTTCTTTTGCAATGACGTTGTTTCTGAATCTATTTTAGATGAATCAGGTGTGATATCAGTGAATTTAACTTGCATTACATGAATAGGAACATGGAACATTGCAAAAAACTTATTCAACCCATCTACACACATGTTGATAAAATCTTGAATAGCTTTTCTATATTTATACATTAACGCTATAATACCCAATATAACTACTGACCACCCAGCTAGTGGGTTAAGAATTAAAAAAAGTACCCCCAATAAAACTACAATTGCAGTTATTAGTATTATTAATACTAATAATACTCCATATATTACATCACCTACTGTTCGCCAAGTGCTTTCATTACCAAAGCTAAATTCCTCTCCGAACATTTTTTTACCTAAAAATTCAAAAACAGTAATTATATTTTTAATATGTTCATTGAGAGCATTAAAGAATGGTTTTATTTTACGATCATTAAGTTCTGAAAAACGTTTACCTATTTGATCTAACATAACTTGTAAGTTACCTAAAATACTCTCTAATTGCATGAAACTAGCCCATACACTAGGATCTTGGTTTAATTTTTTATAAGTTTCACCACTTATATTTGTTACTGATACTTGATCTGATGAACCAAATTTTCTATTTCTCCAAGATTCTTTCAAAGCTTCAGTAACTAAATCTATAGATCTTTTTGCTTCCTCTGCTTCTGTTCTTATTCCACCCAAATTAGCTTTCCATGCTAAACCAAATAAAACTACAAGAGCTATTACACCCCAAAAAGGAGCTAAAAGTGCAGCTATACTAACACCCAAATACCTAATAGCTGCAACTAATCCATGACTTTCTAAAAGTTGTACTGCTGTTAATTTAAGTAAGAAGTTTAACGATTTAACATCCCAAATTAATTTAAGTACTTGAACTTTTAAAATACCTACCCACAAAGCTGATATGGCAAAAGCGGCAGCCATTGAACCAAGAGCAATAACACACAATAAAATACCAAAAGTTAAATAACCTAATAATTTACCTAAAAGCGGAACCGATATTAACAATTTATTAAAAGCTATTATTAATGGGTTAAATATTTTCAATAAAAGTGTTCGAAAAGAACCAGCAGCATTAGCTAAATTTATGCTTATTGCTTTAGTTGTAGCAGCCCAAATTTCCAATTGATGTTGTAATGTTTCATTCAATATTTCGTAGTTACGAATTGTTTCTCCTTGAGATGCAGCAATACTACTTATTGATCTTGCTAAACCTTTACCTTCATCCATTGCGTACATACCAGCAGCAGTTACTCCTGAATTTGCAGAATTGAAAAATCTTCTAAATACTTCTTTTACTTTCAAACCTTTGGCATTTGCTTTTACAGCTACTTCATCTAACCAAGCAACCATACCAATTTTATCTACATAAGCTGGATCAAATTGCACGTTGATTAATTTAGCCATTTCTAAAGTTTCTTTTTGTGGTTTATTCAAAGCGATAAACATTTGTTTAATACCAGTTACAGCTTGTGCAGCAGGTTGAATAGTCGAAGCGGAAGCTATCATTCCTAACAAATCTGTTACGCTTGTACCTGTCGTAGCTGCAAGTCCACCAATATCACCTATTTGCAAAGCCAAATCTTCAAAGGTTAAATTTGAAACTCTAGCTGCTGCTAACATTTTATCAGTTACACCTTCTGCTTCTTCCATACCCAGCCTATAAGCATTCATAGTACGAGTAACACCATTCATAGCAATATCAATAGATGTATTTCCACCAACAGCTGTCTTAGCTATAAGATTGTAAAATTGTAAGTTATCGTTGTAATCTTTTTGATCATTTGTTAGTTCTTTTAACCCAGCAGATAACATGTTGTACCCTGCCCTACCTGCTCTAGTTAAATCTATACCTAAAGCGGATGAAACTTTTAATAAATCACCATGAAACTTTTGCATATTTACACTTTGATCTTTAACGAGCGTGTCTACAAGAGCCATACTGTTACCCCACTCTTTAGCCGCTTTTGCACCTTCGCCACTGAACATGTTTGATAACCCAGCTATACCTAATGCTGCTACTCCTGTTCCAGCTGCTAACTGAACTAAAGAACCCGCCAAAGCTCTTTCAGTCATACCAACAGAAAGTTGGAGTTTTTGATAGCTACGCATGATCCTATCAGCTTTACTACTAAATCTATCTTGCAAATCTATTAAAACACCTATACCGTATCTCAATTTTAATACTCCAACTTTTGTTAGTAATATTTTAACATTTCAATGGAAGAAAGGAAACTATAACTACTTTTTGTTCATTCGTCTTTGTTGTTCTTTTAACAACTCTTGCAATTGTTCAAAATAATACTTTCTCTTTTTTATCGGCATAAGCATTACTTCATGATAAGACTTAAATATGCTCGATTCACCTTGACATATAAAAAATACTTCTGGGTCTACTTGGCTAATAGAAAAAAATCTCTACTGATCACCGTTCCTGTTACCTCTGAATTACAACTTGCACAAACACCTTCAATTAACACGTCAGGAGAATAATCCATATCGTCTATAGCTTTTCTCAGCTCTTCAACTACCATTTGTGGAAATTTTCTTATTTGTTCTATTGATAAAGGAATAAATTGGTTTTTTTCGGAATCAAACCAACCTTCGCACAATACTTGTATTTTTGTTGAAATTACAGTTGAACTATTTCCATCACTTATTCTTTTTGCGATTAAATTCTCATCAGAACCTCTTGATTGTTTAATTTTGAATCTTATATCTTGTACTATAATTTCCTTACTTGTTTCAAAAGCTACTTCTTTATCTTTTTTAAATCCAATACGTTTAATTACATTTTCGTCAATATCTACATGGAATTTATTTTTTTCTCCACACGCATTACAAGTTACGTTAATATCTAATTCATTACCTAATGATAATTGTCTAATTAATAACAATGCATGAACTCTATCGCAACTATACATATTATCAACATCTTCGATTGTTACTGTTTTTTCCGAACCTTCTATATTATCAATACAATGAGCCAATATAAAACTGAATATGTTTTTGTCTTTTAAAATTTTGTTTTTGTCAGCTAAAGCATCTTCGCAATAACCATCCATACCTTTAATTTTTGCACCTAACCCACTAGATAATTCCACATCATAACTAGGGTTGATGAAATCGTGAATAGATTTAGACATAATTTACTCCACTTCTACGTTAATAATAAAAAAGTAGGATTTTTAGCCCTACTTCTTTATTATAAGATAATTTGTTTACTTATACAACTTTACATTTCTGATAAGCTAATTCTATTGAATCTAAGCTTACATCATCATTCCCACCATCTTTATCGGACGGTTTGAATTTAGTTATAAATGCACCTTCGAGTTTCCAAGTTTTAATTGTATTTCCTGATCTGTCGAATTCTAAAATATCAACATCTCTCATGTAAGTTGGATGTAATCCACCGCTTTGATTATCAAGATTGACAATCTGGTTTAACCAAGCTAAACCTTCGTGAGAAGTACCATCAGCAATACAACCTTGTTCTAAAGTTACATTACCAAATTTAACCCTACCTGCTATTTTCGTTGGATATAAAGAACCAGCGGAATTAAACTCAACGGTATTTATTTCTATTTCTGGCATATTACTTTTTTGGAAATAAGCCGACTTAAAACCGTCTATTTCTATGCCAAATTGCCAATTTTGTAAATAATTCTGTGGAGTAGATGGTGAGTAATACATTTTTTTATTTACCTCTTATTTAAATAATTCTTCATAATTTGTACCAGTGGAAGTAGTAATAATATCGATCGGCAAAAACTCAATATCTTTTGTTGGTTTTACAGAAAGTTTTGCAGGTGCTTCTTCACGATCTATATTGTCAGAAGATACTGTTTCTGAATCCATTTTGAATAAAAAATCGTAAACACCTTCTTTGTTTTTAATTTCTCTCATAAAAGGTTCTACAATTCTGCAAGCAGATTTCCAAGAAGTAGCATTGTTTCTTCTAGCTAAAATAGGTCTTAATGCTTTACTAATAGATTTTGATAAAAATATGAGTAATCTTCTCACATTTATTCTATCAACTGCTGAATCGTAAGCAGATAATGTTTTTTGTCCCCAAACAACAATACCTTCTGGCATTAATCTGATAACATTGATTTTAGCATTATACAGCAAAGCATTTTCATCTGAATTACAAACATATTCCAAACCAATTGCATTGTTTATTTTACCAACTTCAACACCCCAAGGAGCATCCCAAACTTCTCTTAATGAATCATTTCTAGCAAACACACCCAAAACAGATCCTGTTAATCCAAGTAAGGTTTTTACACCTGTTGTTGGATGAGATACATATATGTTAGGGTAATAAATACCAGCGTAAGAACTAACCAAAGGAACTCTTGAACTATAATCTCCTTGACCTTTTACAAAATCAATAGCTGTTTGAGGTTTTAATGATGAAGGAGTATCGAATACAACAAAAGCTTTTCTTTTTTCTGCATACATAATAGCGTTTTGTTGTACGGAGGAACTTGATATTTCAGGAATACCAATTAAATCAAAATCACTTATATTCTCTAATGCAAAAAGACCAGTTCTAGCTGATTGATCTCCGATGTAATCTGTATCAGCCATACTTGTTAATCCGTCTGCCCCACTTGAAAATTTAGCATTAACAATAGGTTCGGGGATAACATTTATAACATTAGAAGTAATATAAGCATCATCATATATTACTTCTACATAATCTGATTTACCGTTCAATCTATATTCTACAAAGTTTGTTAAGTTTGTAGGAAGAAGATAAATAACCGAAAGATTCAACTGATACATCACCATATTTAACTGTTAAATCAAATTCTTGCGATGCAACTTTTGAGTTTACAGCTAATATAGTTGTTATTGTGCCAATGGAAGTAAAGTATACTTTTTTACCACTTACATTAGTAACTAAAACAGAAACAGAATAAGGTGCGGCTACTCTTGTATCAACAAAAGTCAATATAGAACCAACTTCTATTCCATCTGTATTTAAAAGTTCCGCCTCTACAGCATTTGTTGTCAAACTTGTTCCTGTTTTTAAAGCAGTTGTTATTCTGTGTTTTGAAGCTGTTTTAACTGTTGTTCCAGAAAGTATAGTAGCGAATAAAGTTATAGAAGCAAAATAAACCTTTTTAGTTGCTGAATCAATATTTGTTACTATAACATTAACTTTGTGTGTATCATCTGCTTCGATTGTTAATTTATCGCCTATTTCTATTCCTGCTACAGAATTTAAAGTAGCAAAAATAGTAGCGGTTAATAAATCAGCAGCTAAAGTAGTATTGTTATTTAATTTGTTTGTTGTGATGTTGATTTTATCACCCCAAGTTTTAGGGCTTGAAGCGTTTAATGTCATCAAAGTAGTTAATGCTTGATTGTTCCCTAATTTTTTATCCTTCAAAGCATAAGTTGAAGCAATTGCTGTGCAAGATGTTTTATCTGTAATAGCTGTATAATGAGCGGTAGAATTTACGTACAACATTGATCCGCTGTTGTCGAAAAATTGTTTTACATGTAATGGGAAATTAGAAGTTATATCTACACCGCCAAAAACTTTTTTAAATTGAGGGAAAGTTGTAACTAAAGTAGGTGTGTCAATTTTGCCTTTTTCAGTTATACCTTGCATAACTGTTATGTTTGTTGATGTAGGTTTAACATAAAAACTATCATCAATTTCGTTCATGTATATGTCAGGTGATTGATAATTCATTTTTTACTCCTTGGTAATTTATTTAACAACTATTTATCGTTTATTTTTTACTTCCATTTTTACAACAGATTTTTCTTCAATTATTTCAGGTTCAATGATTTTTAATTCACCTTTTGAAATAGCTTGTGTTATTTCACCAGTAAATAAACTTTCACTTATTTCTATTTCTTGTTTAGGTACGATAAAAAAACTTGTTCCATCTTGCAAATTAAATTCTTTAATAACTTTTAATTTACTTTTAATTAAGACTTTTGAGTCAGACATATTAATCTCCTATTATTGTTATTTCTGAATAACCATTATTATAATCTATAATTTCTTCAAAAGGGGTTATTTTTGTAGTCAATGGTATTTCTTTTATTATACCTTCCGATTCTATAATTTGTTCAACTGAATCTGTCAGATCGCCTGTTTGCTTACCTGTTATAAGTTGTATTTCATAAATAGAAAAGGAAAATGTTTGTACTCTCAAATCTGATAAATTCAAAGCTGAACTCGGATTAAAAGAACTTAAATCTATTGGATATACAAGACCAGCATCGGTAGTTACTTCCCCACATATATTTTTATGCCATATTGTTAATTTCTCAATTAAAAGCATCATATCTGTTATGCTTTCGCATAATACTTCACCTGAAATATCCATTTTGTAATAGTAAGGTCTTCCATAATCGTCAAATTTTTGTGTCGTTGAATTAAATTTTTCTATATGATAAAAAGTTCTTTTAGGTGTATATTCGGAAATTTTTGGTTCTGAAAAAGCTATTTGTGGAAAATCATTCCTTTTTGTTATATGACCATCATCGACTATTTCTTTAAAAATATCTTCTTCATAATTCCCACTAAAATATTTATCAGTATAAAAACTTACATTTTCACAAACATTAGTTTCTAATTGATAAACAAGAGAGTTTATAATATCTAAATAAGCTGATTTTTTAGGATTATAGTCGACCATTAAATTCCACCAAACATTTTGTTTATTTCACTTTGGAATATTTTTATTGCTTTAGATTCAAATCTTTTTACTGTTGGATTAATAAAAGGTCTGGCTGGTATTTTAATAACACCTTTTCCAGTACCTTTAAAACCTTTTGTTAAAAAACCTTGCCAAGCTAACCATTTCACAACTTTTCTGTATTTTTCTGGTTTTGCCTTACTTGCAATTATCGCACCATATTCGTGTATTTTTGCAATTTTGAATCTTTCTGAATCTTCTGGTACTCCAATAAATAATTTTTTACCATCCCAACCATAAGTTACAGCGTTATATAATAATTTTGAGTCTTTTAATATTGATCCTGTTTTTAATTGTGCTGTTCTTGGGTGTAATGGTTTGAATTTTTTACCAGCTGGTGATTCCCTTGTTATACCAGCTTTTATTTGTTGAACTAAAAATTTACCTGCTTTTTCAGCACCACGTCTACTACCAATTTCAATATTTTTTTCTAATAATGCTAGTGCTATTCCTAATTTTTTCCATTCACCAGTTTTTTGGAACAAAACACCTTCTTGGTTTAAATTTTTAAAAGGCTGTCTGAAAGAATTAGACATTTTTACCTACTTAATTTTTGATACATCAATCTTACAAAATGAAATTTTCCATTATAAACAGTACATGGTATAGCATCAATAATAGAGTAACTACAATTTATTCCACCCTCTTTTGATATTTTAGCAGTTATTATTTTATCTAAAGGATTAGAATCTATTTCAGAATTTAATTTCTCAATCAATTTATCTATATATACTAAAAAGTAACCATTACCATCTGGCTGATTACCTCCATGTGCCATATTTAATTTGTTTTCGCTACCTACTGATGATTTTTGACCTAAGATTTCAAATACATCTCTAAATATAGGTTTTCCAGTTGTTTCCTTTAAACGATCATTCTTAATAATAGAAGATTTATCTAAAAGATTTATTTCTATTTTCACAGGGTGTATTAATTTTGTCATGTTAAATCACACTTATTGAAATTTGTTTTGAGTATAAATTTAAAATATCATCCACTTCTTTTATACCAGTTGGAAAATCTGAAACACCAACACCATTATTACCTATTGAATAACTATGACCATCAGTAGTTTCTGAAACAGCATATCTCATTTTTTTATTAATTAATGAATTTGAATCATCAATTTTAGAAGTATTATCCAAAATCATTTGAGATATAGCTTTTTTAATCAAAATAGGGGTAACATTAGAGGTTATATTGTCTATTGTTTGTTGTTCAACTAAACCAAATTTTCCTTGAATAACAATATTTTGATCACCTTCGGGAAAATAACAATTTCTATTTCTCAATTTTATACTCGGTGTTAGTCCAAACATAGGATCATTACCTTTATTCACGATAAATTCATTTCGTGAATAATTAGTTATTGAATCATCAGAATCTCTAAATTTTAATGACGTTATTTCTATTATCGAAAGAGGTACAGGTAAAAAATAACTACCTGTACCGTTTAATTCTAAAGTTAATACTTTTTCTTCAAAAATATTACCGCAAACTATTTCGATAAATTTTTGTGCATAAGGCAATGAAGAAATAAATGAAACTTCACTTATTTCTTCTTGAACAAAATCTTTAAATTCATCATAATTTAAATACATGTTTCAATCCTTGTCTGCGGTATTTTAACATCTCGATAGAAGAAGTAAACTATAACGTGTGAACAGCTTCTTCAATAACTTCTCTTATTTTTTTGGATTTTTTTATTAATTCGGATTCTTTATTTTTAACTTTAGTAACTCTCTGTTTAATCTTGTTTTGAGGTTTTACAGGGTTTGTATCAACTTTTTGACCGTTGATAAAAATACCTTCTTCTGTGATATTAAGTTGAGTTACTTCTGCTGTTGGATTTTTTGAAACATCATCTTCGGTACTATATAAAGTTGTAAAGCTCTTTGGTTTTCTAAGTTCAGTTAATTCTTCTACTGAATTACCTAATTCGTCAACTTCCATTATTTTGTAGCCCCATTGACTGTTAAAATAATTGTAGTCATCTTGATCTGAAACCTTACAAACACCATCATTCACATCTTTATCAAAAGAATATCTAATACCTGTTATTGGTGAAACAATTGTTAGTGAAAAACCCAAATAAAGTTTAAAAATTCTTGATTCCATTTTACTCTCCTCGATACTACACTATTGCATTATAGCATAGTATCGTTTTGAGTAAATTTTGTCAATTATATGCCGAATCTACTAGCTCTTACGTTTACTGCTTTTACAACAAGATCAAGATCTTCAACAACATAATCGTTCTGATTGTATGTAATTGTTTCAAATCTATCATTCTTTTGATTGAATACAGAATATACTCTTGTTTCTTCTTGAACTACATGAATAAAGTTATCTGGATTTGTTAGCCAGATGAATGTTCCTTCTTTCATTATGTTAGAACCAGCGGAAGCACCACCTGTAGTTGTAGCGGCGGTTAATCCTAATGTTTCATAAGCATTATTAGAAATAGCACCGATTACAATTGTTGAACTTCCACCTTTAGTTGGTGACATAAGGATTAATCTTCCAAATCCATCTGTAGAAGCGATATATTTTTTAGTTGTAGTGGAGAAAGCTGCGTTGATTGCACCCATAATATCTACGATTTCAAGATTACCTTCTGCAAGTGTAACCGTTACAATACCAGCATTGTCTACGTTAATAGAAAGTTTATCATTTACATCTTTAACGATTTTAAAAGGAGATTGTAAAATTCCTATTACTTTAGCAGCGGTTGCAGTTGTAGTAATAAGTTCTTTATTTACAGGGATATAAGGAATATCAATAATAGGAATATTCATTATGTTAAGAATATTATTTTGTCCCAACATTGAATCACCTAATGCTGTGTTTCTTGCTGATAAAAGTTGGATATAATCAGTTTTAATTGTAGGTGATACAAAGAAACTTAATTTTGATAAATCTTTTTTATGTTTTTGAGGAAGTCTACGGATCATATCAAAGAAAATATCAGTAGAGATAGTTGAACCACCACAATCTAAAGTATGTGCTGAATCGGTGATTTTATCAAAACCATCATTGGCTTTTATTAATCTAGCTTCTTCTGATGTTCCAGAAGCATTTATATTTCCGTTAATAGCAAGATAATCTAAATCGTCTGCTGTTTTTTCAGTCATCATATCAGCAATATACTGATTCAAGTTTTTGCCGATTAAGTTGTTTTGTAATGTTTCGTAAGTGATAGCATATTGAGATCTTAATTTTTGTGTTTCGTAAGATACAGCACCAAAGCTTGGACTATCGTATCTTGTGCTTGCGATATTCTCATCTGCCGCTTCGGTTATTGGTCTACCAAGCATAATTTTATCAATTTTGCCAGCTTTTTGCGATCTTGATTCATGACGAATTAGAGATAAAAATTTCGAGTGACTTCTAACTAATCTTACATACGCTTTTTGTCTTTGCGGATCTAATGCACCACCAGAAAGTTGACTCATAGTTGTTATAGATTTTAGTATCTCTTCGTTAGATAAAGTTTTAGCCATTGTTTTACTCCTAAATAATATTTACTTTTATTTACTTGTTGAATTATCGCATTTCAGCTAAGAAACCACCAAATATATCTAATGGATTGGTATCTAAAGATGATTTTTCTATATTTGAAGGTTGTTCGTATAATCCTCTTTTTGCAGGTGTTGTTGATTTATTGATTTTGTCTAATTTTTCTTGCTGTTCAGTTTGTTTATCAACTACAGATTTTAGAATTAGATTTTGTGATTCTAAACTTTTCTGCATACTAACAACAACTTCAAACATCATATCTTTTTCTGTTTTGCCGATAACATCAACTGATTTTTTCATTAATGAAAGTTCTTCATTTTCTGAAACAACTTGTTTTTCAATTGCTTGCATTTTTTCATTAAGTTCTTTGTATTCTGGATTTCCTTCAAGAACACTTTTTTTAAGAATATCCATTTTTTTCTGAATTTCTTCTTTTTGTTCTGTTTTGATTTCTTCTTCTGTTTTTACTGATTCAGTAACTACAGGAGGTGTTTCAACTACAGGAGGTGCAGGAAGTTCTTCCATTTTTTGAACTTTAGTAGACAATTCATCTACTTTTTGAGTGATTGGTGCTATTGCATCTGTAATAACAGATTTCAATAAGGATTGCATTTCTTCTTTGTTCATCTTTGTTTCTCCATTTAGCTCATTACTTTGTTCTGTGTATTCTACAAAATCTTCATTTTCAAACATTTTTTCAAGTTTTGAAATATATTTTTCCAATGATTCTTTTTTAATTTTTTGTTTTTCTTCGTCTGTAATTTCTGATTTGTTTAAAGCACTAAATGATTTAACTAAACTTTTAACCGAACTCGTTAAAGAAACATCAAAGCTTTTATAAAGCTTTATTTTAGCTTCTGGATTACAAGGTATACTTGTAGTTGAGTCTACTATCGTCATTTCATTAATGTTTGCATTTTTTAAACTACAAGATTTAAAAAACCCTACCAGTTTATCAATATTATTCATAAAACTTTCCTTAATCTTCTTCAACTTTTGAAGCTTCTCCACCAACAGAGAAACCATTATATAAACCATTTTCTGCATTTTGCTTGATGTTTTCATCAAAAATTTTGATGCAACCTCTCCACTCCCAGTTAAAAAAATCAGATAATTTATCAACATAACTTTCTACTAAATAAGCATCAATAACATAAGTATGATCGATTTTAATTACAAAATCACCATTAGCTAAATTGATCATTGCTTTATGTGCCATTTTTTCTAATTCTTCATTAGTGAATGAATCACCTTGCAGATCTTCAATATTAGCTTTTGAAAAAATACCATACAAAAGACCTTCTGAACCATCGGAACTTACTTGTAATGATTTACAAATAAAAGATGGTTTATTTAAAGGATATTTTTTCTCTAAAATAGTATCAAGATTATTTAGAATGTCATTTAGTAAATTCATTATATTTTTAAACTTTCAAATGATTCATTTAATAATTTTTCAAATTCTGAATTTTTAAAACTTTTTTCTATAACAACTTCTTCTTGTTGTTTTGATAAATTAACTATGGTTTCACCTTTTAATGTAACTGGTATGTTGGCTATGCTTAATTCTACTTTTTGAGTTGTGGCAACAAAGATCATTTCTACTTTTTCGTAACCAGTTATAACAATTTTGTCGTTTTCAACATAATAATAAATTCTATAATAAGATTTATTTTCGCATGAATCAAATTTTATAATTGCATTATCTGCATAAGTTGCGTAAATCCAATACCAATCGTAATAAGTTGGTATTTGATTATTATTATCTAAAGCAGAATAAATATTATCTCTTATTTCTTCAAAAGATAACGCTTTTTTAATGTCGTTTAATTTAACTGCTTTTTTGATTTCTTCTACTGACATTTTTACCTCTGATTAAAATATAAGGTGTATTTTTCAACACCTTATATTTAATTAATTAATTATGCGATTGCTTGACTGACTGTTAAAATTACAGTTCCTGTACCTTCAACAAATATTGCTGTTGGGCTTCCGCAAACAATAGAAATTGCATCGGTTGCTGTGAATGAATTAAGATTAGTAATCGCTGTACCAGATGCTACCAGTCCTTTTACGTTCGCTGTAGCAGTTGTTAAAGAAACAACACCACCAGTTACCGCAGTTGCTCCGATTTTTGGGCGGAAATTAGCATCTTTTGAAGCTGTAGTAGCCGCTGCTTGTGCAACGTATTGAACTTTTTCAATCTTACCTGCATATCCAAGAACAAGATCGGTTAAAAGTTCACTTGCATTTGTTAAAGCTGATAATGTAACTGGGATGGAAATTCTGCTATAAATTTTTACAGCATCTAATTTCTCATCAATTCTCTGAATGTTTTCGATTTCATTTCCTATTAATTTAGAACGATCAGGCATTTTTTTCTCCTTGTAATCTAATATTAGTAATATTAATTTAGTTTCACTGAAACGTCAAATTATCTTTATAATTAATACTGTTTTGTGTTGTTATAATCGTTTAAAAATTATATCGGTGAAATACTTTTTAAAAACACTTCTTTTAATTCTTTATCTTGACAAGTACCATTTAAATATATTTGTTGGGGATTTTTAACAGGTGTGTATGGGATTATGTAACTAAAATCTAATTGTTTATGACCATTATTTAGTATTGGTATGGAAAGTATTTTTTTATTGTTTTGTTTGATAATAATTTCCCCATCAACTATTTCTGAATATTCTATAGGGTTTGTATTATCAATGGCGATTTTTAAAATTAGTATGCTTGGCATTCCTGCTTGATAAATCATTGTTTAATCTCCAAAGTGATAATAAAGTTTTGCTTTTGAGTAGTTGATATATTGAATAATTGTCTAAAATTACATATAAGATCAAGAGTTATTTGTCTGATTTTGGTTTTAAGTTGAGCTGTAGAGTTAGAAATAGCTTTTAATTTAAGAACTATATTACTTATTTTACTTTTACTTATAGAATTTGTTTTTGCTTTTAGTTTAATAACTATTGGATTTACTTTTAATTTACTTATAGAATTTGTTTTTGCTTTTAATCTAACAACTATTGGATTTACTTTTAATTTACTTATAGAATTTGTTTTTGCTTTTAATTTAAGAACTATATTACTTATTTTACTTTTACTTATAGAATTTGTTTTTGCTTTTAATTTAAGAACTATATTACTTATTTTACTTTTACTTATAGAA